GTGCAGGGAGGGCAGGATGCCAAAGTTATTTAAGGTGAAAATCGGCAGAAAGAGACGATTAAGGAAGCGCCCAATATTTGGGATTCCAGAGCCATGTGGGGTGATACTCCCCAGGGCTGTATTGAAACAAAGAATGCATTCAGAAGCTCTTGTAAAATGCTTTAGAAGGAAAGCGTGGTGAGATGAAAAACTCAGAAATACCCAATATGACCATCACCGGCGAAACCACAATCGGTGACCTGGAGATCAATGACCGAGACAATTACACCCACGCCGTAGAGAAAAAGTCAAAGATATACGCGTTCCCCGCGTTAAGACCCGCGCATAAGTTCATGGGTGAAGCCCTTGATCATGTTATGACCCGATGTGGCGTGAGCCTCCACCCAGGCCACAGAAAAGCACATATTGACAAGGCACTTGAAAAACAGGGAGTCAAAGTGGAGTTTCGGAAGTACCCCCCGGAAGAACCCATGTACAAATCCGGATTGTACGTTTACAAGCACGGTGACCTGATGGGCTTTGTCTCCAGTCCTTTTATAAAAAAATCCTCCCTGTACCTGGGGCTCAAATTTTTTATTGAGACGACGGAGTTGGAGGTGGGGTGATGCGTCTGGAGTCCATTAATTTCAATAAAAAGCGGTTATGTCGGGCGTTGAATGACTTCAAGGCAAACCACGACCTCAATAAAGATTCCGAAGAATCCATCATCCTTGGCTGGCTGAGGAGATCACTCGACGAGATGCGGATCAGGAATGATTCTTTGACTGGGGAGAACTTGGTTCAGAACCAAGGGGCATGTCAGGTGCTTCAGGAGCTGTTTGATTCTTTTGAGACTGCCAAAGATATTTTGCGGACAAATTAGGAGATACTATGCATTTAAGATTAGATATGTTGGGAAAATCATCAAAACACCCAGAAGAAATAATGACAAATCTTGGGATCACATATTCAAGGGCAACACCACAGAGCATGATGGATTGTTGGTTTTTCTGGAATTGTGAAGATGTACCCAAGACGTTGCCAAAATTCATAGAAATTCTTCCATACGATTTTAATGTGTATTTATTGGTCGGGCATGGCCTCTCACAAAAAATGGCAGAGGGTATCCATTCTCTCGAAAACAATAATGTGTTTGAAAAAAACGAAGCCTTACGAGGCAATTTTGGAGAAAAAAAAATGCAAAGACAGATAGGGAAGCTTGAAGCCTTGGAGGCAAAGAAGGAGGACATCGAATCCGAAATAGACGATTTATCGCAGAGATTTCCTTTCTATGCTGCAATGGAGAAAATGCACCAACATGACTCGACGCTGCGCCGGGCATGTTGGGACACTGGAAGATTCATAGAGAAAGCAGTTGACATTGCGGACAAAAACGGTCTGGGAGTTTTTATTGTAATTTGCCTGCCCAACTCTGACGGCATGGGCTCACGCCGAGCACCCTGGCTGCCAACGCCTGCGGATTTGTTCGCAAAAGATTGGATGATATTCTAAAAGATTCTCCATAAGTCAAGTCTAAAAAAAGCCCGGGCCAGCAATAGTCCCGGGCTTTTTTTATATATATAGATATATGGTTACGCCTTCGTTGTTATTTTCACCCATTAAATTAAACTCAAACAATCAGGACACCTCATTCGAGGCCCTTATTTCCATTCTTTATAGCGACACCCCGAAGGGGACCGCAAAGGACACTACATGACTTTACCGGCAAGCGTACAGGCCGCGTCAGACCGAGCGGCGGCTTTGATTGACCAGCAGGCAAAAGGGACCCCGGGTGATGAGACCCAGGGTGCTGAAACACCCACAGGCACCCCCACGGGTACCCCTGAGCTCGTTGTCGATCCAGAGCAGCAAGCCACCGGAGATGTTAATCCAGCACCCCCAACCCAGCAGCAACCCGATGATTTCGAGACAAAGTACAAGACCCTCCAGGGCAAGTACAACGCCGAAATTCCCCGGTTGAACCAGCAGGTCAGGACAATGCAGGAACAATTCAACTCCTTGACAGCAGAGAACACCCGGCTAAAAGAGGCCGGAAACCAAAAACAATCAGATCTAAATGATTCCACCCGCATCGACCCGGATAGTTTGAGTGAATATGGAGAAGAGTTTGCCACGCTTGCAAAACAGGTGAACAATCTATCCGACGAAAACGAACGGCTCCGGGGGCAAGTAGGCACTGTGCAGGAAACGCAGGGTAAGACCGTATATGATGGATACATCAACAATGTAGCCGCTGCATTGAAGGGAAAGGGACGAGACTTCGGTCAACTGAATGCCGATCCTGACTTTCTGACATGGCTCCAGGATGCCCATCCTTTCACGGGAAAGCCCAGACATGCGGCATTGCAAGAGGCAGAACAGGCCATGGATGTTGAGAGGACCATGAGGATCTTTGAAGAATACTTGGGCGCGCCACCTCCGTCTAATCAGGATCCGAAACCGAAGCCGCTACCGAATGTTCAGCCAAACCCGGCCTCAGTTTCTGATATTAACCCACCCACGCCCGGCACACAGGGCAAAATATGGACACGGGGAGAGATATCGAAGCTGTTTAAGGATAAGGCTAATGGTCTTTACCGGGGCCGTGAAGCAGACTTTCAGGCGCTACAGGCAGATGTTTTTGCAGCACAGACGCAGGGGCGGGTCAGGTAGGAGATAAATAATTGACTTATCCTATTGATTCCACAATTGGAGCGACTTATGACGGCATGTCCGGGACTTACATCCCGGAGATATGGTCCGGCAAGCTCCTCGAAAAGTTCTATACGGCAACCGTTTTCGCCGCCATCAGTAACACTGATTACGAGGGTGAAATTTCCTCGGCGGGCGATAAAGTGATTATCCGGACCGTTCCGGCGATCACCATTCGTGATTACAAGCTCGGCCAGGATTTAACATACGAGAGACCCGTGGGGGATACCGTTGAATTGCTCATCGACAAGGGCAAATACTTTGCTTTTGTGATCAACAACGTTGAGCAGAAGCAGGCTGACCTTGGATATGTTGATAAATGGGCCGAAGATGCTTCGGAGCAAATGAAAATCAATATCGACGGTGGTATCCTTGCCGATATTCCCGTCGATTCCCATGCGAGCAACGCCGGTATAGTCGCTGGTAAAATTTCGGGGAACGTCAATCTTGGCGTGGCTACAACAGACGGGTCCACAGCAATTGGGCTGTCCAAAGCAACGGTTGTTGATAAAATTGTTGAATGCGGTCAGGTACTTGATGAGCAGAGCGTCCCCGAAACTGGCAGATGGTTTGTTCTTCCTGCCTGGGCATGCGCCCGGATTAAGCTGTCAGAGTTGAAAGACGCCTCTCTCACCGGTGACGGAAAGTCAACTTTAAGAAATGGTAGAACCGGGATGATTGATCGTTTTGAGCTTTACAACTCAAACAATATTGCGCCGGTCACAGAAACAACCACAAAGTGCTATAGCACCATCTTTGGCCACAAAACAGCCCTGACGTTTGCTTCACAGCTCACAGAAAATGAGTTGATTCCTAATCCTACAGATTTTGGAAAACTGATGCGTGGATTGCAGGTGTATGGATACGAAGTTATTCATCCTGAGTCCATGGGCACCTTGTACTGCAAAGCTGCATAACTGACAACCTTCATAATCAACCCGGGGGCCTGCTGGTTCCCGGGCATGAGGATATGAGAAATGAAATTTCAAAATATTAAATGCATTGAGTCTGAAAGTTTGGCTCTTGCCGACATGACCGATGGCGCTGACGCCACCGGCTATATTGATGTCACTGCGGCTGATTTACCCATCGGGGCCATTCCTCTTTTCTGGGAGGCTTCTGTCACTGTCGCCTTTGCCGGAACAGCCTCTGCCACCATGATGGTTGGGGTGTCTGGAGATACAGACGCATTTTCCGAAACCACTACTGGATCAGTAGCCGCTATTGCAAAGAAAACATCCCACGCCTTGTCCCCCTCCTCCACGGCTGCCCGAACCATCCGCGTGACCATCACCGACACCAAGGGCGCCGCGCCTGATTTTGGCGACTTCACAGCCGGGGCGCTAACCCTTAAGCTTTTCTTTTATGAACCTGAAGCTGCATAACTGCGCAGCCAGATTCGCTACCTGATGCGCTGGGGGAGATGGATTAAAAACCCTTCTACCCCTTTTTTATATGGAGGATAGATGGAGTTTTTGAAACAGGATTGGAGTGGTCGCGTTTATGTTAAGACGGATGTTTTGGCGCAGCGCAAGGACATGGAGCCATATGAATGGCCCGGTGCCCCCCCCATGGAAGATGCCCCCGATGCGGAAACTCAGGAAGTTTTTTGTAAGCGTGTGTTTGGACGGCACATATCCAGGGTGACAAAAAAAGATATTGAGGTTTGGACCGGCGTTGATATGGATCTTCGCAAATCTAAAGGAAGCCTGCTCAGGCAGGCGATGGGAGAATCTGAATAATGGCAACCTATATAGCCAGCAACTTGGTGACTATCTTGGGGCAGCAACTACATGATGTCGGGCAAGACACATGGACCGAGTCTCTTCTTTTAACATATCTGTCAGAGGCTCAGAATCAGATTGCATTGCTCAGGCCCGAAGCCACCGCAGTCACTGAATCTAAAATCCTAGCAGAAACGGCAAAACAGGAGATTCCGGATGGCGGTGTTAGGTTCCTTGATTGTGTCCGCAATCTTGGCGTTGGAGGTGTTGTCCCAGGCAGGCATATAAAGAGAATAGCCAGAGGTGAGATCGACGGATATTATCCTGAGTGGACATCAGAAGAAAGCGCCACAGAAGTGAAACGCTATATTTTTGAGGCCGAAACTCCCCGTACGTTTTGGGTTTATCCTACTCCCAGTGTGGCGACCTTGGCTGTGGAATTATCATATTCGAAAGCTCCGACGCAGATAACAGCCACGTCTACGTTGATTGGTCTTGATGACACCTATATTTCTCCAATGCTCGAATGGGTATTGTACCGGTGCCTGAGCATGGAAGCCAAGGGCGCATCCGTCAACTTGGCAGCTCAACATATGCAGGCGTTCTACCAGGCCCTTGGGCTTGCGGTTCAGGTTGATCAAATAGTCGAAAAGAATATGAAGGAGTAAAGGCTATGACGGCATTCAGTGATTTTTACCCGGCTATAATCCCTGATATGCCGGGGTGCCCTGAAGTTGGGATTGATTTTGAACTTGCAAGGGTTTCAAACGAGTTCTGTGCTGAAACATGGGTTTACCGTGTGGATATTGAGGAGTTTGTCATTTCTGGGGACGAAAGCGTGTCACCAATGCTTCCAAGCGGAACCCAGCTTGTAGGGGTGGTGAGCGCACAAAAGGACGGGCGTCAAATTTATGATTTTACTATTGATGGCAATGATATTGTTTTCGATGAGGTAGCAACCGGGGGTTATGATTTTGACCTTACCATTGCGCTTAAAAAGCCAATGACGGCAACTGATGTGCCCGACATCCTTTACAGGAATCACCTTGACACGATTGTGGCGGGGGTAAAATCAAGGCTGTTTTTATCTCCAAAGAAATCATGGTCAGATCCAGCCCTGGCGGATTATTACGGGCGCATTTATAGAGCTGAATTAAGCAGATACGCCATTAAAGCTTTTAGTGATGCCCAACCAGGGAATGCGCTGAGTTCTGGCGGAAGGTTTGTGTAATGCTATTTGACATTGACAGTTTCAGGGGGGAGGTTCCCAGGATATCTAAGAAACTTCTTCCAGCCCAATACGCCTACTCTGCCATCAACTGCGACATGAGTGGCGGGAACTTAGTACCTGATAAGGGATGCACGTTGATTCAGTCGTTGTCAGGTGCAACCGTTTCCATTTTTAAGCACGGTGCCACCTGGAGGCAATGGTCGGCAGTTGTGGATATTGTCCATTCTTTTGTTCACGACAACAACAACCGGATTATTATTACCGGTGATTCATACCCGAAAGAAACTGACAGCTCCCTCTTCCCATCCACAAGGCGACTCGGTATTCCAGAGCCAACAAACGCCTTGACTATAACGTTCGGGGGTGCAGCCGGGGAGGATGTCGATCGAACCATATCTTATGTTTACACAATTGTTGGTAAATGGGCCGACGAGTCAGTGATGGAATCTGCCCCGTCTGAGCCTACGGCCGTTACGGATATTTACGATGGGCAAACAGTTACATTAACTGGGTTTGTTAATTCCACAGCAGCAGGTGTTTATACCACCCATTTCAGGATTTACAGGCTTAATTCGGGTACATCAGGGGCTGAATATCAATATGTAGATGAGATTTCTATCTCAGAATCCTCATATCTTGACAGCATTACGACTGATAATCTTGGGGAAATTCTCTCCACAGAAGGGTGGACAGCTCCAGAGGCTACATTCTCCGGGATACTCTCCACATCATCTGGTATTAATGTCGGATTCGTTGGCAATAAAATATATCCATCAGAAACGTTCATAGGCTATGCGTATCCGTCTGGTTACTCCCTGACCACAGAAACAGATATCGTGGGTCTTGGCTTTATAGGCAGTAGTGTTGTTGTTCTTACCAATACTAAACCCTACATTCTGACCGGTCAAAACCCGGAAAGTTTGTCTATTGAGAAGATTCCTTTTGATCAGGCTTGTTTGTCCAAACAATCCATTGTGAGTTTCCCCGGGGGAGTGGCCTATGCCTGCCCGGATGGCCTTGCCGTTATTAATGCGTCGGGGAACCTTGTTGTTGTTACTGAAAAATTATTTACCAAAATGCAATGGGCAGCGCTCAATCCCGAAAACATAATCGCCTTTTGGTATGACGGCGTTTATTATGCGTTCTTTTCGGGGTCCACGGCATATATCAGGATTGATTTTACCGTAGGCGAAATAACCCGGGGAGTATTGCCGGCCAATATGTACGGCGGTCATTATGTGGCCATTGATGATATCTTGTATTTGATCTTGGGCTCCGCTTCTGTCAAAAATTTATATTCCTTCCAAACAGGAGTCGTATCCTCCATGACATGGGTATCCGGAACAAGGACTTTAGCGAATAAAGTTCCTATGTCAGGTAGGGTTCTTGGCACATTTACTGCTGGACCGGCGGTTATAACCATGACCGCTGACGGAACAACTCTATTTTCTAAAAGTGTGACATCTGATGGTATGTTCAGGTTTCCTCCCAAGCGCGTCGGTGAAGCATATTTGACAGTTACGGGTAAAGCAACCGTTGATAGGATTGTTGTTGGCGAGTTTGGCCAGGAGGTTCTTGATGTCTGAACCAAACATTCCAAGTGTCCCATCCTCTCTCCCTCCAGATCAGGCCCAATTCTTTGGAGCCATGAAATCAGCCATTGAATTATTGATGGGCCAAGGGAGAACCTCGGAGTCAGATAGGGCCGCGAGATATGGGGAATTGGCATCAATAAATACCTCTTTAGACTACGTTATTGAATCCGTTGTCACCCCATCTGGAGATACCCCGGACCCGCCCACAGATTTAATAGTTGAAAAAGGCATGTGGGCTCATTTTTTAACATGGATAAACCCGGAAGATGAAATTGTGAGCCATATTGAGGTGTGGGTCTCGATCAATACCCAATCAAGAAGTGAGGCATCATTAAGGGGGATTGTCACAGTAACAGACGGGTTGCGTGGACAGCCGGGCCTCTATATGTCAAATCTTGAGGATATGACCGCAGATTACACTTATTGGATACGGTCTATAAGCTATGGGGGGAATGCATCTACGTGGGAGCCACCGGATGCCCAAGGCGGGTATGTTGTCCCTGGGGAAGACACGGTAGGGGAGATTATAAATAATATCTTAGAGGCATTGATCGGGAATATTACTGAAGACCAGCTATATATTGATCTTTCTTCCAGGATAGACTTGATTGATATCACGGATGGTGGCCTTGTTGCAGGTCTGTCTGGAGAGACGGCAGCCAGAATAACAGCAATTCTTGGAGAATCTACAGCCAGGGCTGCGGATATCCTTGCTGAAGGAATTGCAAGGGTTAATGGGTTAGCATCTGAGGCGTTGGCAAGAACCACTGGTATAGCCAATGAATCCACCATAAGAGTGACTGCTGAAGAGTCTTTAGCAAGTGAAATCACAATATTGTCTGCTGTGGTAGATGGTAATGCAGTATCCATTATTTCAGAATCATCAGCAAGAGTGACCGCCGATGAGGCCATGGCTGAAGATATAACCAATCTTGTAGCCACGGTAGACGGCAATATTGCGGCAATAACCAGTGAATCCACAGTCAGAGCAAACGCTGACTCAGCCATGGCCACGGATATTACAGCATTAACAGCGACCACCGGTACCAACGCAGCGGCTATAGCAACCGAGGTTGCTACCAGATCCACCGCAGATGAAGCATTGGCCAGCGATATCACCTTGCTTACAACATCAGTAGGTGGAAATACATCTGCTATATCTTCCGAAACTACAGCAAGAACAACTGCTGACACCGCCATAACTACAAATATAACGACTCTATTCTCCGATGTTGGGGATAATGCCACAGCAATCCAAACTGAGACAACAGCAAGGACAACTGCCGATACAGCTCTGGCCGGTGATGTCACGACACTGCAAACAACTGTTGGTACACATACCACAGCCGTTCAAGTCAACGCAGAATCCATTGACGGTATAGAGGGCAAGTACACTGTCAAGATAGATAATAATGGATATGTATCCGGGTTTGGGCTTATATCAACAGCTAACGATGATACTCCCACCAGCGAGTTCATGATTCTTGCTGATACATTTAAAGTCGTCACCCCTGGAA